TGCCCGCCATGCGGGACAAACCAGCGCAGCCCCTCATTTTCCCGGCTCCACTTGATCTGGGCTAGGATTCTGGCTGCTTCCAAACGCTGAGTCTCCGATAGCTGCGGCCAATTGGCTTGCAAGCTCCTCAGGAGATGCGCCAGCTTCATCGTGGGTGGTAACTTCAAGGGACTGGGCGGGTTTAAGGAATCCATACTCAAGCATCCGATCTAGAGCCCATTGGGATTTCTTGGCGTCGTTGCTGTTGGCCCAATTTCTAATCTTGTCGAAGCCGAAAGTGTCCATGTACTCTCGGCACCGTCTCTCAAACTTGATTTGCTCGTCGGATTTCTTGCGTCTACCACCAGGATTTCCGCTCTGCCCAGGTTTGAACATTTGCTCTCAAGCCTTCCGATTCCTAATAGGCTCAAATGGTTTCATGTCTCTAACCGCCAGAATCTTCTGGGAGATATCCCGGATCAACTCTTTGCGGTTCTTGCCTTGGGCGTTAATGTGGTGGGCGAAATGCTTCAGCCCTTCCATGTAGCCGCTCAGTCGAATCAAAGGGCCACCGCTCCCATGCCGAATTCTTGGCTCAAAGGACCACGGTGGGAAAAAGAAAACCCCGCCCAGGGCGAGCTGGACGGGGTGGGGCTCGTGGGGTGGGAGAGGGGCGAGTCCCCGAAAATGAGAGAGAGAAGCGAACCCATAAAACAGTGGGTCCGCCCCTCTCTACCTTCCCCGCAGTTAGTTTAACAGGGTGACTTGTTTTCTAACAGGGACAAAAACGGACAATAATGGACAGCTACATTATCTCAATGCCGAATTGGGCGCAGTACCGACGGACGCTCTTTGAGCTGCACCCGTCGTATTCCGCGAAGATGACGGCGTAGGCTTTCTTCTTGGTCATCTTGGGCCGATTTTTGAATAGCAAGTGCGCGAACCTCTCAGCGATTTCCTTGCGAAGTGCGTCAGTCAGATTCCCCTCCTTTGCCTCTCTAGTTCGTACAGATGATGCAGGTTGCCTTCTTGCCGTAGTGCTCATGCCCGGCTATTTCTCGGTCTTGAGATAGTCCAGCCACGCTTGGCGGCGCTTTTATTTCTCGCGACTGTCTTGCCATTCGATTACAGCCTGGGCGGCCTTGAACCCCAGAACGGCCCCAATGAGATGACCTATGAGGATGGCGATAGCGATAAGCACTAGACCCTCCCGAAATCGTCTTGGAGCCGTATCACATCGTCAAGATGGTTCGTGCTGACCTCTACCAAGTCCACATCCCCATGCTTCGCCTCAAATCGGTGTATCGTCCCAGGCGGGATGTCGTAAGAGTCCCCCTCTCTCAACGACTGCTTGTACCCCTTTAGCCATAGCGTCAATTTGCCCTGTAATACAAGGATTGTTTCCCACTTTTTCATGTGGTACTGGAGGGAGAGTTTGCGTCCTCTGGTAATGTGGAGGATCTTCCCGGCGTAGTGGGGAGTTTTGGCCCACAGGATTTGCCAGCCCCAGGGGGAATTGTGCTTCCCCAACTCCAGCCTGCGCTGCTGCCTGCGCTTGCGTAGGTCCTTCACGCGCACTCCGATGGGAAAAACAGTTCGCGCTTGTCGTCGAATATTGGACTGTCAAAGAAGTGGCTCCAGAAGTGCGGGCATTCGTATGTAACCCAGATCAAGTCGGGCTTGCCGCTTTTTTTGTCGTATGTGATTCGCGGCTCTCCTGGCGTCATCTTAACTCCGTGCCTTGAACAGTAGCGGTCAGGGATATTCACTCCCCCACCCCCAACACCACGCGCTTGGGCTTCTTCATTTCTGGCTCCTGTACTGCGTATCCACTTCTTCATGAGCTTTACGGTTCAGAATCCCGGTTAGCAGTCCAATCACATCGCCATCGTTTATGTAAGTGCCGTTACAGGCCCGACCTACCGCCAGTTCCCGGCACTCTCTAATCCATTGGCCCAGGATGATTCTAGACCCGATCTTATCGTATTCCATTCTTCCTCCTGACCTCGTAGCCGGCCGCTTTGAGCGCGGCAAGCACTCTGCCCGCCATGAAATCTCCAAGAAGCCATGTCCTGTCCCAAGTGTCAGACTCGGTGGTATTCGCGATCACCTCCCGCGCAGTTCTGGGCGGGGTCATCGGGAGTACCTTGAAGCGAACCAAGCGGCCACGCGCTTTTCATCGTCAGGGTGCATCGGCCTATCGTGCGAGAATCGCCGCATGACCTGACAAAGAAGGTCTAGCGTTTGAATCTCTATGTCCTTGGTGTTCGCCACATCAAACTCAACCTTTAGAGGCATTCCGTAAGTCATCTACTTCCCCTCCGTGATGGCGGCGGCTTTCAAAGTGAACAGGCGTCCGAGGTATCCGCCGTCCTTGTATCGTGTATTTGCCCGGACAGCAGAGGCGCACCATTCAAAAGTTTCTTTCTGTCCCCGCGCATGGGCTTGGCGCAGGGCGGCTTTAATCATGGCCACATCGGAAGTCATGGCGCGTTCTTCGTGGATGCGCTTCCAAATCTTTACGGCATCATCTTCAAACTCGTCTTTCTTTTCCATGTTCTCCTTCACGGCTTGGCCTCACGGTCTAGGGCGGCGAGGGCGGCTTTTGATGCTTCCCACGCACCGATTACCCGACGCATGAGCGCAGGAGGGTCAACCTCATCGGGACCGTGCATGGCGATTTGCCACTGGCTGTCCTTTGTCGCCTCATGGAAAAGAGCATGAACTTCCCCGGCATGGCGCTTGCGTGTATCCCACTTATGCTGTAGCTGGGCCAGCCTCTCCCGCAGTTGCGCGTTCTCGGATTCTAGGTCGGTCATGGCTTATCTCCAATCATAAATGCACATCCCCATGTACAGCGTTGACCCTGCCCAGATGACGATTGAGAGCATGGCTTCTATCGTGGCTTCGCTCATTTCTTTTCCTCCGGGGTGGGCGGCTGGATGGGAGACAGGGCGGCTCTAACTTGGCCGTGAACATCGCTTATGTAGGCCAGTGTCCCGCCAGCGGCTTTGATTCTCGCGGCGTGTTCTTTGACTCGCTTCTCGTCGCAGAACTCTCCAGCGTACTGGTGAAGCCAGGCTCCAATAGCTTCGTCAGCCTTGACCAACGCCTCATTCGCCGCTTTCTCGCGGGAGAGGGCGGCGGATAGAGAGGCGCGGAGGTTCCACGCCGCCAACGCTATATCCAGCGTGTCTTTCGCCGGACCCATTGCCTCACATCCCCGGCACTCAATCCAGTGCATATCGTTCCCGTCGTCGTGGTGATCCGGGCAATCCATCCCACAAAAGGGGCAATCCTCGGCGTCGAAGTCGTCCGGCCCGTTGCCCGGAATGTCCGACACCGAACATCCAGGCGGCAAGTCACTCTCTCTCATGGCGCTAGGCTCCCTGCGCCTTGGTTAGCGCCAGAACTTCCTGTGCGCGGTTGTATTCGTCCTGAATCGCCTGGATGATGTTGTCCCAGTCCGGGCCAGGAACGCGATCATTCAAAGCCTTCCTCACCACTCCGAAGGCGTAGAGATTAGCGGAGGCGCTTTCCAGGTTCTCGTTTAGCACATGGCGCAAATCGCTCACGGCCTGGATGGTTTCAGGAATCGCCGCGATTCTAACCGCCTCGGGCATGGAGTAGGTCTTGGCTACGAAATTTCCGTTGTGGTCAACGATGGAATAGAACTGCTCCCCGTTCTCGGAGAGCGTGTGGACCTTGCGATTCTCTTTCGTTTCGTTCATGGCCTAATTATATCAGTATGCCATTCCAGCGTCAAGGCCTAATGACATCATTGACGCAAGCGGATTCCTGGGTTATAGTATCTAGGTGAAGCATTGCCTGACCTGCGGGAAGCCTTTCAATGAGAAGCGTTGGTATCAGCGTTTCTGCCCGCCCGTTGACGGCGTCCGGGTTTGCGCCAACCGCTACGGATCCCGCGAGTTCTACCGCAAGCACTACGCCAAAGACGCCATTGACCCACGGCAACGGCCTGCCCGTAAACGGAAATCCCCTCCCAAGTCCCGCAGGGGGTGAGGGGGTCATCCCTGTAGGTCCTTCCTAGACGATCCCCAAGGGACAGCAGCTACCACTTTCTTATGGTCCTTCCACCCAGGACAAGGGCATGGCCCATTCGGGTGCCAGGCGTCACAAGGGACGCCGCGCTCACCATCATGGCGTGATGGGAAGTGGCCGCAGTTGGCGCACTCAGCGAATTTATCGGCGGTCAAAAAAGCTGCCCCTGCGCTCTATAGGCGTTGATTCGCCTGTTCGCAAGCTCAACATATTTCGGCTCAAGTTCGCACCCAAACCATCTGCGCTTATGCTCCTCGCTGGCTATAGCTGTCGTCCCAGACCCCCTGAACGGGTCAAAAATAATGTCAGGCTCCATGTTGCTGCCGCGAAGTAGAAACTTCTTCCAGATTTGGAGAGGCTTCGGGCACGGGTGATCGTTTTTCTCAGAACTCTCAGTATGGACGAAGGAGTCTGGACGCCGCCCCTCTCCATTGGACAGGTATGGGTCCTTCCCGTAAGCCAGGATTGGCTGCCAGCAGCAGAACCCCCACGGAGAGCATCCAGAGCCAGCGGGGGTCGTCCAATTCAGAACCCAGGTTGGTTCAGGGTATAACCACATATTCCCAACCCCACACGCCACAAGGGCCCGCTTTGAGATTCTCAGTATTTCCGGCATCGCCCGATCAATCAGAGCCTTTAGATTTGCCCTGGAGTCATCAAAGGAGGCGTATGACTCCCCGATCCCATACGGAAAATCTGTTAGCGTAAGGTCCACTGATTTGTCAGGAAGCGATCTCATGAACTCAACACAATCTCCCTGGTAGATGCGGTTGAGTTCCATCACACTCCCCCCGCCGGCTTGGTGGGGGAGGGGTGAGAGTCAAGAAAGGATGTGTTCAAAATAGTTTCCCCTGCGCCAACTCGGGCGCTGTCTTTCGCTTTCCACTTCTGAAATCGGCCCACTCGACAAGAGGGCGTCCACCGCGCTTCTCGGAAGTTTCCGCTAGGCGTCCGATCACCCATCCTGCGAAGTTTCCTAGAGTCTTTGTCGGCGGCGTCGGATGGTTCCCGGTCGGGATGGCTCGCGTTCTGTCACCAAATACCATCGGGTAAGGCTTCATTCCGACAGCCACCATGCGCTCGTAGCGGTAGAAGATTCTCTCCCATGTTTCGGACGGGTCCCAACCGATCAGCATATAGACCATCAAGTGACGGGACGGGATTCCGGCGCGGTTTAGCATTTCGACGCCACGGAAGAATATTCCCTCGTCCTTGAGATTGTCCCATGCGGTATAGAGTCGGCGGCTGGCGAATTTATCATCGTAGTAGCGTACCGTCGCCAATGCCTCGCAGGCTTCTTCGTCCAGTAGCCGAACATTCAATCCCTGGTTGAAACAGACCTTGAACCCGCCGTCGTTTAGCTCCGCGATCCTAGCCCGCCACTGGTCTCTGGGCTGGCCGAAGAAGTCGTTGTCTAGCAGGCAGATGTTCTTTGGGTGGCCTTCCCCGCGCCAAATCTCGGCTATCGTGTTGACGGACTTAGGCGCTCCCTCTTTCTTCGGGACGACGCAGAACCCGCATTTTAGGCGGCATCCCCGCTGAGTGAATCCAAGGCTGTGCGCGTAATCAGGCCGGATGGAGTAGTCGTAATGCTCGTACTCGCCTCCGATAATGTCCTCTACCGTCGTCTTGAAATCGAAGCCCGTCCCGCCTACAATCGCGCCGGGGAACTCCGCAAGGAAAGTCTTACGGATTGGCTCTGAGAATCCGAAGATGCTAGACCCGTAGACCCGATCATAAACCGGGGCTTCGTCGAATAGCTGTCGCGACGAATGGCGTGTAAAGAAAACCTCGTCACCCTGCGCTTTGTGCCAATGAGAGAGTTTCATAAGCGCAAGGTTCGGAAGCGCCCCGTCCAGTTGGGTAAGACGGACCTTCATTTATACCCTCCCCCGCGCCAGAACGGAGCCTTTAGCGGCGGCATCCAGCTTCGCAATGCGTTCCTTGCAATCCTTTAACTCGCTTTCTGGAATCGGACTCGGAGCGATGGGCCCGCAATGAGGACACTTGTATTCCCCCCTCTCCCCGCTGACGGTCATGGCCATTCAAACCTCACTGTGCAGTTCTTGAAGATTCCGCAACACACCGCGCCGGAAACGCGCTTCCCGTTGGAGTTGGTTGCGGTAAACTTCGTCTTGTAGCGGTCTTTCTCGTCGCACGAAAACATGGCGTACCCGCCCGTTTCGATTTGAGTAAAGCCCATGTTGTCCAATGCCCGCCGGCTGGCATCGTCATTTGTGCATCCAGCCAGTACAAAGCACCCCGCCAGAGCCAGGAGAAGGAGTGGTAATGTCCCGAATTTCGCCATGTAGTGCCGCAATTCCCTCGCTAGTGACTTTGCGAAACTGCCCTCTGGTTCCCTGTCGGCAAAGGCAAACGCTTTTTCCAACTCTCTCCAT